AGTGCCAGGCAAAACTTGCGAAGAGATACTTCGCATAAGTGTGTCAGTTCCTGAAGTTAAAGGCTTATAACGACTTCCATATCTTTGACGAACAGTCGTTGCCCAACTTTGATTGCCATTATTGGTAAAGCCACCCTGTCTAAAGTTGTTTTTAAAGTGGTTTGTCGCAATAATGGCAGCCTTGCGAGGTAGTTCGTTTTGTACAGCTTTTGCTATCTCTTCAGGGCATTTTGATATGATAAAAGCAATTTCTTTGGGTGATATTGACATTTTTATTGCATTTTATTTGGAGGTGTGTATAAATGTTTGTACATTTGTAACGTATCGAAAGATATAGGGACATGGCGAAAGCTATGTACCGCCACAAGGTCGTTTATTAGCGACCTTATTTTATTTCTTTAAGAACATGCTCATCAGAAAAATAGAAAAGTATTTTACCTTCATATTTTCTTCTTGCTTCACCTAATTTGTCATAGAAGGCTCTTTCACGTCCATGTAACTCAAATATGACAGCCTTAGCACCTTGTTCTTTTAAAGCCTTTCTTGCATATCTTACAATGTTGTTTGGTCCACCATCTATTTGCTTTAAGTCAGCAGGAATACCATCAAATTTAATATCATAAGTAAGATTATCTTCTCTTCCTTTGTCAGATAAATGCTCTATCCTGTGACCGATATTTGCTAGAATTTTACACATCTTAAGTTCTTTCTTGTATTTTGCCTTTTCTTGCTTTGTTTTATTAGCTTCCGCAATTCGATCCTTATGGGTAACAACGTATCCATTCTCTGCAATATAGGTATGCTCCCATATTTCCTTATCATATTGTTCTATAGAGTTTTTACCTTCATTGGGTAGACTTTCGTTTATAAATTCACACTTATAGCAATCCTTTTCATGGTTGCTAAACCATGTCTTCATTTTATTTTTAAATCCTCTATTCTTATAAAAACTACATTGATTGCAATTCTTAGGAAAATAAGGATGAGTGTCATTAAACATTTTGCCATCTTTTCCAGGGTTGTTTTCAAGTCCTCTCTGTGCTGGTTCGACTGGAAGATCGTCTATCACATCATCTGGTGATGCAGGATCATCTGTAGATTCAAGAGAGCATTTGCAATTCCATCTATCGCCTGGATGGTGTTTGTTCCAAAATGGGTGCTCGACAGGTAAGGTTAATTCCTTCTCCCAGTAGCCACGATGTACGGCTTCTGCGTCTGGTGATGTTGTAGGCATCCAGCGCAAGTTAGGCATAATATCTTTATTTTCGATAAAAGAACGCCAATCCTCAGCGTTATGAGCTCGAAGAACCGCTGTGTTATATTCAGTTTTTAACCACGAACCGACATGGTGAGAAGATATAGAAGATATATCTTTCATCCACTTATCAAATGGCTTCAAGTTACCGTTGTCATCAAGTAATTTTGAAGCCATGCTTTTACCCATTGCATGTGTTTTAAAGGCTGCAAAGATTTCATTTGCATGCTTCACAGCGTCTAAAAAACCTCTATTGTGGTCAATAGAGAATTCGCCTTTTGATAAACCTTTTGCCGTGGCTTCGTTCATTATTTTGGTGAGCTCCTGCCACATTGTAGGCTCTATGGAGTTCTCCACGTCAAAACCTCCATATATTGCATTCACGAACTCGTCGAGCACGTCTAAATCGAATTTTACTCCACTATCTATGTTATCAAAGTGGGTATGGCATGAACATTTTTTGCCATAATAGAGTTCATCGACTAGAAGTCTGTAGTGTTGGCTTTTGCCCCTTTTGCTGGGGCTATTCCAAAAAAACTATTTAAACGCTGTTTAAATGAAGTTTTATTATCGTTTGAATTCCCTTTTTCTTCCTCATCTTTATTTGAGTTTAGTGCTGCTTTTAACGCTTCTTTTTCTGCATTCTTTTGCTCTTTTAGAGCGTTGTAATCTTTTGGCTTTTCGATGCCGAAAGTTCTATACAAATAGTCATCATCGATTGGTAAGCCCATTGCATTGCATTTCTGAACGATGTCTATTTGTTGTGAAATGTCTATTTTGTCTTTTCTGCTGTAAACGAACTCCCCACCTTCAGTATTAAAGCCTAAACTATTGAAGATGTCTTTCATCTGATAGTTGAGAATATCTAAAATAAACTCTCTATCATCTGCGTTCATCTCGTCCTCTTCTTCCTTGTGAACAGTTCCTAAAGCCTGTGTTCCTGAACTTCCAACGTCTGTTGTTAGGGTATTTCCTAAAATGCGAATAGACATTTTGCCATCCCAGTATTCCGCAAAGGTTTTGTAGAGTTCACTTGAGCCTGTCTTATTACCTGCCTCAATTAGCGTTAAATCGCTGTCTTTTGGATGAATGTAGACAGCATTTGAACCTTGACGTCTTGCATCTTGAATAAGCCTTCTTCTTGCTTCTTCATCTCCTGCATCGTAGGTGTATTCACGAATGGGCATACCAAAGATGTTGCAGAATCTAGCCCAGTCACCCATATTTCCTTTTTTGTAAAGCACTGCAGGTAGGATTTCTGCAAATATGCCTAAGCCTCTTTCACTACCAATAAAAAGCATGTTCTGGAAATTCTCTATAGGTAAACCATCCATATCACCTTGGAAGCGGAGTAGCTTCCCTTTTATTGGGTCGTAATGCTTCCTGTTGATGCTTTCAAAGTGGATATTTTGGTCCTCTCCTACATATAATTGTAGTAATGTGAAGCCCCAGAACTCCGATAAGATAAGTTCTTTTCTTAACTCTTTAAACCATGGTGAGCGCAGCTGTTTATTGATTACATCGTCTGGCTTTCCGTTGCGTTGGAACTCAATGGGTATCTGTGTCACGCCACGTAAGCGTTTAGCCATGACGCCTGAAAGATGTAAGTCGAACGCTGCGCTTTCGTACATGTCGTAAAGCCTTACACGATTTGAATAATCAATGCTTTTTGCAGCATTAACTGAATTCATGTAAGTTTCAAGGTTAAAGTGAAATAGTTCAGGCATTTGAAGAACAACGTCTGGTTGTCTTAAGCCTGGTTGTGAAATATATCCACCTTGTACAATTTTGTTTTTATTCTTTTTCATAACTGATTAATCAAATACTTGTCTAATTTCTTCGCTTTTTATCTGCCAATTCGAGTTGTCTGAAAGTTCATCAGAAGGTAGCAAAGGTGCTCCTTCAATGGTGATGTCTCCTTTCATTACACCCTTAAGCCATTCTATTGCTCTTTCGTATCTATCCTCTCTAATTTTAGACATCTTGTAAGGGTTGTGTTGGCAAAAAATGTGGTAAATTGTAATGTCTAGCGCAAACATCAAGATGAGAGGATGTCTCTCTGCTCCTGTCTGTGAAAAAATTGCCTGGCAATCATATTTTTTATTGAGGTAACTTTTCATCTCTGAAACAGCTCTATCCTCACATATTTCTATGATTTGTGGATCATAATCAGAGGTGCCTTGTCTTAAAAGGCTATCAAGTATTTCACGATGAATCGAAGCATCGTAATCTTCAAGTGATATAAAATTCTGCATAACTAAAATGTATAAGGGTTATTTTCGTTCAATTCATTGTAACCAATGGTATAAACTGTTTCGAGTTCGTTCGTCTTGGTATCCGTCATCGTAACGCCACCTTCTACAGCGTCGCATCCGTCAGCAGGATAAGGAAGTGAGAGCTCGAAGAGTTTAAATTGGTTTCTAAGCTCTTGCATGTGTGGATTGTCCTTTTCTTCTTCATTGAAAACGAGAGTACCAAGTCTATCTAAAGGCTCTAAGTTTGCCTCTATACGAGTAGCTTTGTCTGTCTTTTTTCGTGTGTCTTCACGAATAAATAACTGCGTTTTGCGCTTTGCACATTCATCACGAAGTAGCGGTTTAAAAACCTGTTGATAAAAAGGGTCTTGTAGCTTATTATTTTCGATATACCAATAAACGTTGGTCTTCTTTGCGACATACTTGTCGACTTCGAAATACCAGCCTATAAAGTTGGCGTTTGTTTCGTGGGCTAAAAAGCCTTTTATGACGTAATACACGCCTTTTAGTTTACCAATGAGCCACAAGGCTTTGGTAGAACTGCCTTTCTTCTTTGAATCAGAATAGGCAGGGTCGCCATATCCAATAAGGAATTGAAACTTATTTAATGGTGGTACTTTGCCATATGTAAGATTTTTGAAAATCTTTCCTTCTGATACAGGGTTGTTAAAATACTCGCCCTGTTGCGCTTTTGCGCTAATCTTTGATAGCGTTCTATCTATCTGCTCTTCTGTATTCTTCGCAAGCCATGTGCTTTTGCCATTCTTATCACGGATATTCACGACATCCCAACTATTTGCAAGTTTGCCAGCTCTGGTGATACAGCAGTCTTTAGCGATGATATTACCACACCATATAACCAATGTAGGTTCAGAAATAGAACGTGTAGGGTACAAAGCCTTTTCCATCCAATCCCACTTTTTATTAAGCGTTACAGGGTTTCTGCAATCCTCGTCGGTGTCGTAGTCGTCCATGTAGATAACATCAGGACGAATGGCTTCGTTACGCATACCACGGGGAGCTGAACCTGCACCAATAGCAATAAACTTAGCACCACAAGTACAAGTGAATTCTCTATCAGTCCATTGACCCAATACTGGTTGCTTTCCATAAAACTGCTGTATTCTTGGATTGCTCTCAAAGTTGATTCTGTAAGGCGTCAACAAACGTACAGCAGCATCAATTGTAGCACTTGCAAGCGCAACAAACTTCTTGCGCTTAGTTAATGTGAGATACATTAACACGAACATTACAACTGTTGACTTTGCTAGCTCTCTAGACCACGAGAGAACTTCGTACCATTCATCATTAGCAATAAGTCGTTTTATTGCTTTAATATGGAAAGGCGCAAATTCGTATTTTGCATAGCTTGGAAAGAAGTATTTTATCCACTCTACAGGATCTTTCTCCAACCTCTCACGCATTTTATCAATGTCATAACGAGATAGAGATTCGTCTATGTCTATATTTTTTGCAAGTCCTTTATTGTACTTTTCCCAAATCGCAAGGGCTTGCTTGTCTGTCCATTTTACCATATTTATTTTTTGTTATTTGCCTGGTCTTTAATAAATGCGTCAAATAAGTTGTTGAATTCTTTTGCTTTATCAATGTCGATAGGTCTTAACCACGATAAAAAACGCATCGCAACGGACACGCAATCTGGAACACCGATATCGGATTCCAGTTTCTTGATAGCACCTGCAATCTTCGCAAGTGCATCTGCTTCTTGTGTTGTAGCAAATCGTTCACCTGGTGGACGTGAGCTAATATTATTATTGATTTCTACAATTTGATAACTCCATTGTGAAATGATTTGCTCTGGTGTAATTGTCTTGGACGCCTTTATCTCCTGCCATTTTCCCTTTTCTGCCCACCTTGCAATCGTTTGTCTAGTTGTCCCTACTTTCTCAGCGATTTCTTCCTGGGTATAGTTACCATCAAGATATAGCGATTGCGCAATACTTTTTTTATTTAAACTGTTGTCTTTTGCCATTGTAAGTCTTTTAATAATGTGTAGTGCAAAGTTCATATATTTTTTACTGAAATAAAAACGCTTTATTTATTGTATCTATTTGATTTGCAATGATATACAAACGTGGTGCAACCATGTAAAAGCCGTTTTTTTTATCGAAAAGTGCTCTTTATATTTGCAGAAAATTTACAAACGAAAATGACAAATAGTAGCATTTTTAACACCATTCCAGGTGATGGTGAAATCGCAATTCTTTTATATGGAAATGTTGGTGCAAAACAGCAAGTAGATTCTGAAAGAGTTGTATCAGAATTACTCGCTTTGGAGAAGATGTACAACAAGATTGATGTGCGTATCAATAGCACTGGTGGCGATGTCTTTTCAGGCATGGCGATTTTCAATGCTTTAAGAAACAGCAAAGCCAATATAACAATGTATATAGATGGCGTTGCAGCAAGTATCGCAGGCATTATAGCCTTGTGTGGAAAGCCTCTTTATATGTCGCCTTACGCAAAGCTCATGCTTCACGCTGTAAGTGCTGGAGCGTATGGTAAGGCTTCGGAGCTTCGAGAAACTGCAACACTAGTTGAGAGTTTGCAGAATGATCTTGCATCAATGATAGCAGGACGTTTAGGACAAAACAAAGAAGAGATTGTGGCTAAATACTTTGATGAGAAGGACCACTGGATTAGCGCACAAGAAGCTTTAGAAATGAAGCTAATAGATGGCATTTACGATATGAAAGGTGAAGATGTGAAAGCGTCTACCACCGAGGAAATATACAATTACTTTAACAACAGGCTTGAGCAGCCTTTAAATGACAATAAAATGACGTTAAAAGACCACTTAAAGGGCGTTGCATCATTTGCAAATTTAGCAGACGACAACGCAATTTTAGCTCATATCAATGAGCTTGAGAACGCAGCAACTAAAGTTGAAGCACTTGAGAATGCAGTTAATACCTACAAAGAGAAGTTAGCTGTGTTGGAGCAGAAAGAAATTACCTCTTTCATTGACAAAGCTATTGCTGAAGGTAAAATTACCAACGAGCAAAAAGAAAGCTTTACAAACCTCATGAACAGTGATAGAAAGAATACAGAAGCATTGATTAACTCAATGAAAGCAAATCCTTTTGTAAAGGCTTCTTCTGTCTTTGCTCCTGAGAACAAGGGTGCAGAAAATATCGCTAATAAGAGTTGGGATGAACTCGACCAAGCAGGCGAGCTTGCAATCCTTCGTGCAGCTTCTCTTGAAACTTTCAAAGCGAAGTACAAAGAGAAGTTTGGAATTGATTATAAGGAGTAAAATCCTCTGTAATACATCTCACCTACATTTACTTATTATTTACTTATTTATTGGTTTAAATTAAAAAGAATTTACAATGGCATTAAACAAAGAAATTTGGCAACAATCGCTGGTCGAAAACTTCTATCCAACGAACTCATTTGCTGAAAAATCAGTAGACGATTCAGTTTACGTTTCAAGTCACAAAGTGCACATTCCTAATGCTGGTGCTCCTTCTGGTGTAAAAAAGAATCGCCAAACTAAGCCTGCATCTGTGAATCAACGCACAGATAACGACTTAGAATACGTAATCGACGAACTCACAACCGATCCAATCTATATTCCAAATATAGATACTGTTGAGTTGTCTTACGATAAGCGCACCAGCATCTTGCAAAATGACAAGTCGCAACTTCAAGAAGTAGCACACGTGAACTTGCTTGAGCGTTGGGGTAAACTTGTTCCAAAGGAGCAGGTAATTCTTACAACAGGCACAAAAGAAAGAGATGCACACACTTCTGCAACATCGATTGGAAAGCGCAAGCGAATCTGCAAGGAAGACGTTATCAACTTGATGACAAAATTTGATGCAGACAACATTCCAGAAGGTGATCGCTACTTGCTTTTGGACGCACACATGTACGCTGATTTGCTTGCAGATCTAGCAGATACAGATAAGTGGGCTTTCACAAACTCTGCAGACGTTCAACGAGGCATTGTTGGAAACCTTTATGGCTTCAATGTTATGAAGCGTTCAAAGGTTCTTCGTGTGAAGAATGACAAGACTTTGCTTCCTTGGGACGAAACAGGAGAAGCTGGAGAATTAGCAGCAGCACTTGCATGGCATAAGCTTTCAGTTTCACGTGCAATGGGTGAAGTGAAGATGTTTGACTCTGAAAACAACCCACTTTATTACGGTGACATCTATTCATTCTTGCTTCGCACTGGTGGATCAGTTCGTCGTTACGACAAGAAGGGTATTTACTTGCTAGCTGAAGCTGCGAAATAAAAGGAGGTTTGAGTATGTTACCTAGAATAAAAATTCAACTTCTTAATGGTCAACTAGGCATCGTCGGGGACTCTCCCGACGGCTTATTTGCCCTCGTTTGCGCAGCTGTAGCAGTTGCAGAGACTTTCAAACTTGACACTTCATATAGTGTTCATTCGTTAGGTGACTTGAAAAAGTTAGGTGTTACCGCTGAAAATAACCCACGCTTATTTAAGCATGTTGCAGACTTCTATAATGAAGTTCCAGAAGGCACAAAGGTGATTGTTTTTGGTGTGGACAAAACAAAAACATTCACCGAGCTTTGCGACAAAGAAAGCGGTGTTATTAAAGAGCTTATCACCTCTGAAAATGGTGCTCTTCGTGGCATCTTTGTAGCTGGTGACGGCCGAGAAGCAACAGCCACAACGCAAGGTCTTGATGAAGATATTTTTACAGCTTTACCAAAGGCGCAACAACTTGCAGAATGGGCAACCGAAAGTCTTTTTGCACCTCTTTTCGTAGTTCTTGAGGGTCGTGGATTTAAAGGCACAACGCCTAAATCTTTGCGCAAAGAGAAGTACAATCGTGTAGCAATTCTTATTGGTGATACCATTAAATCTTCTGAAGGTGCTGCCATTGGAACTCTTGCAGGAAAGTTAGCAATTATCCCTGTTCAACGTAACGTTGGACGTGTGAAAGATGGTTCACTCTTTCCTCTAGAGATGTATCTTGGTGAAAACACCATTGAAGAATCGTTCGGTCTTGTTTCTGATTTGTATGACGCTGGTTACATCACTCCTCGCAAGTATGTAGGCAAAAGTGGATACTACTTCGTCGATGATCAGATGGCGTGTGAGCAAACCGACGACTATTCACACTTGACAGCTCGAAGAACCATTGATAAGGCTTATAGAATTGCATACAATGCACTTCTTAACTTTATGCTAGATGAGCTAACAGTGAATGAAAATGGCACTTTGCATCAAGGTATTGTGATGGCTTGGCAACAAGAAATAGAGAACGCTATCAATCGTGCAATGACTGCAGCGGGTGAACTCTCTGCAACAGAAGCTGGAGAAGGTTGCAAGGCTTTCATTGATGCTTCGCAGAATGTTCTTGCTACTAGCAAAATCAATGTAACTATCAAGGTTCGTCCTTTCGGATATTCACGCTTTATTGACGTGAACCTAGGCTTCTTAGTTGAAGAAAGTGGAAAGGCAAAAGGTCAAAAGTAAAATAATGCAAGGTAGATTAATTTCTACCTTGCTATAAAACTTAAAAAGATATGTTTAATTCAAGAGAATATGAGTGGTCTGATATTACAGTTGTAATGGGTGGACGCAATATCACTGGTTTAAGAGGTATTAAGTACAACACTAAGCGTGAAAAGGAATTGCTTCACGCAAAGGGCAACAAGCCACACTCTATACAGCGTGGTAATTACGACTACAGCGGCGAAATTAGCCTTGTACAAAGTGAGTATTTGGCACTGCGTGAAGCTGCTAAAGGTGATATTTTGAACACATCGATAGATATCGTTGTTGCTTATGGCAACCCCTCACAAGGAGATGCGATGACTACAGACATTCTTATCGGTGTCGAATTTACTGAAGATAATACAGAGTGGAAGCAAGGCGACAAAAACCTTGAAAAGGCACTTCCATTCATTTTTTTAAACAAAAAACAAGCGTAAAAGATGAAGTTTACTAAAGAGCAAATTAAAGAGTGGAAAGCCAAACATGGTGAGCTTTTTGAAATCACAGTAGAAGATAAGAGTTGCATTTTGCATCGTCCAACTCGTAAGGATTTATCTTATGCTTCAGCGGTGAAAGATCCTATAAAGATGAGCGAAGTAATGCTTAATGCCTTATGGGTTGCAGGCGATGAAGAAATCAAAGAAGATGACTCTTTGTTCTTAGCTGCAATTCAGAAGATGCAAGAAATCTTGGAGGTGAAAGAGGCTGAAATAAAAAAGCTCTAGAAGATGCTGAGGTAGATACTTCAGAAGGTGTAGACGTTCTTTTTTGGGACACTGTGCTCCGCTATTACCTTTCAATTGACCCCAACGAAATGCCCGATGAAGTTTGGGCGCAAACGATAAAGAATCTGAATGAGATAAGAAAGCTAGAAAATAATGGATAATGCTTTAAAATTTTTAATCAAGATAACGGCATCGCCAGGTAATACTATGGCGACTGCTCGCCTTTGCAAGGATCAGCTTGATAGCATAAAATTAAAGTCTTTAGAGGCAAAGAATGCACTTAAAGATACATTTAATTTTAGTTCTTTTAAGTCTGGTTTAATGAGCATTCCAGGTATGGCTTTCTTGATGAATCCAACAACGCTCATCGGTGCTGGTATCGGTGCTGTTTCACGCTTAGGCGCACAAGCCGAGAGCACCGCTGTAGCGTTTAAAACACTTGTTGGAGATGAAAGTAAAGCAGGTGCAATGCTGCAAGAAATAGGCGACTTTGCAAACCATTCACCATTCGGCAAAATGGAACTCGTCGAGGGGGCGCAACAGATGCTTAACTTCGGCGTTTCAACTGAAAAGGTTTTGCCTCTGATGAAGCAGTTAGGCGATATTTCAGGTGGAAATAAAGATAAGTTTGCTTCTCTTTCACTTGTAATGGGTCAAGTATCTTCTACAGGTTACTTGATGGGTCAAGATTTATTGCAGTTCATTAATGCAGGATTTAATCCCATTCAGGAACTTTCAACTATGACTGGCAAGTCTGTTTCAGACCTCAAGGACATGATGTCTAAAGGACAAATAACTGCAGAGAATGTAGCGCAAGCAATTGCACATGCTACAGGTGAAGGTGGTAAGTTCCACGGAATGATGGAAGCCAAAAGCCAGACGCTAGAAGGTAAGCTTTCCACTCTTCAAGATACAGTAGTAACCAGTGCGGAGGAACTTTCAAAAGGTATTAATAGCCCTATTGGTGAATTGGTTGATCAGATTACTGCCATTATTCCAACTATCACAAATGGATTACAGATGGTATTCAGGGCGTTTGGTGCATGCATCAAGTTTGTTATGAAGTTCAAAACAGAACTAGCAATACTTGGAGGTGTTGTACTGGCAATATTCACTATGTGGAAAGTTTACAATGCAGCGTTAGCAGCTTATTTGGTTGTTTCGAAACTTTGCCAGGCTGCAACGGTTATTTGGACTACAGTCCAATGGGCATTAAACGCAGCAATGACGGTAAACCCAATAGGAATAGTGATTACAGCTGTTGTGGCACTTGTAGCAGCTATTGGTTATGCCTGGGTAAAATTTGCAGGCTTTCGTGCCTTCTTGATCACAATGTGGGACACCATAAAGCAATTCGGAAATATCCTAAAAGACTTCTTGATTGATAGAATTACGGACTTGGTGAAAGGCTTAGGCAGTGTTGCGACATCACTTTATAAGTTATTTAAAGGTGATTTCAAAGGTGCTGCTGATTCATTCACTGATGGCATTAAGCAAATAAGCGGTTATAATGCTTTTAAGAAAGCCTACATTTCCACTTATGATACAGCGACAAATATCGGTGCTAATTTCAATAAGAACCTAAAGAATGAGCAAGCAAAAGACAAAGCGAAAGCTGAAAGCAAGTCGGAGATTGCAGATCCAGGAATAAAAGGTTCAGCCAAAACAACAAGTAACGAGGTTGTTTTTGGTGAAGGCAAGAAAGGTAAAGGCAAAAAAGGCAAGAAGGGCAAACATGGCAAATCAGCAGAAGAAATAGCAACAGGAGGAAAGCGTTCAACCGCTATTACCATGAATATCTCTAAATTCTTTGATACCATCCATGTTCACATGTCAGATAAAGCAGATACAGCAGAACTTGAAAGAGTAGTTGTGCAATGCATTAATCGTTCACTTGCAATAGCAACATCAACAGATAGAGGCTAATATGGAGTATAGAGAGGTTTTAGATAAAGGTTTACCATTAAAGGTAAATAACAAAGCTCATCGCTTTGTACTTGAAAATCTTGCACTGCGCATCATTGGAGGCAAAGTACCCCCTTACTGGCTTTTTCGTGAGATTGGAATTGCTAATGTTGATAGCGAAGATTACGACAGCATTAAAGCTTTAAGTGATGAAGAGCTCGAGGACATGGTGCGCACTAATGCACTTGGCATTCCAATGGCAATGCCTCTTGAACTTCGCATAGAAGAACCTGATGCAAAGTCATGGCTGCTTCCTTTCGAACCGATGATCAGTATCACAGGCAAAAACATCATTAAAAAGCGCAATGTGAACAAAGGTAGTGTTCGTGGTAGTATCAAAGAGCGTTGGGCGCAAGATGATTATGAGATAACAATCGAAGGTGTTTTAATTTCTACTGATGGAAAATATCCAGAGCAAGACGTATCAAAATTGCGAAAGCATTGTGAAGCAGCATCTGTATCATGCCTTTCACCATTGTTGGAGATTTTCGGCATTAATCACATCGTAATTGAAGAATGGGAATTACCCTTTACCAGTGGCACAGAGAACCAAAACTATAGTATCAAAGCCGTTTCAGACAACGACTATAAACTACTTTTAGGACGTGAAGAATATAACGGCTTGCGAAACAAATAACCTGTAACTATGTAT